AACGTACTCTGTGCAAATTAAATGTTTTGTTAAATTTACTTTCTTAAATGGTAGCATTAACTTAAAGCACTCTAAGACGAGCTTTAAACCAATCACAGCAATTTGAACTAAAGAATAAGGCTTCCCAACAAGTGACTCTAAAATGATGTCTGCTTGTTCTACTGAAACACTTATTCTAAGTGGAACAACCATTTTAATTTTATAATGCTTAGTCATTTCAGAAAGCATTAGCTTTCTAGACTTTGGAAAAATTGATCCAAACGTAACAGCGTTTTCCCAGTCATCATTAATCACTCTGACAATTTCAACATGACTAAAATCAATGCCTTCAGCAATTTCAATGGCATCAGCAAAGATATAAAATGGATTCATGTTTTTAAAAAATACAGCATAGAACTTAATCATTAAAACCTCAACTTATTCCAATATTCTGTGCAAAAATAAATTAACAGCAACCTTGCGATCTGTTCCAACATTTGCTGCAACATATTTACATCTGATGCTAAGACCTGCTATCAGCTTAGAAGGATATTGAATTTGTAAATCAATCTGCCGAACCGAATCGGGAGCTACTCTGTAGCCACTAATAAACTCTTTTAATACTCCAAAAGTCGGATGAACAACCTGTAAAAAAATTTGATCATCTATTGATCCACCTTCAACAAGTAAATCACCACCTGTTAAAAGGAAGTCATCTGTTGCTGTCAAATCTTGTTCTGTTGTTGCACCAGCCATTGCTGTTAAAAATAAAGACTTACCTGCAAACTCCAAATGATCCTTTGTAAATTCTGCTAATGTTTTTGGATTGAATAAAGTACCTGTTGCCATGTTAAAATTCTCTCCATGTTATTGATGCCCAAACACCTGCTGTGGTTGTTCTTGATGATGCTGCTAAAACAATGACATCTGAAACACCAGCTTGCGTTGCACCAAAGACAGTATTAATAAGTTTAAAGTTTTCTAAGCTCTCAAGACCAGAGTCTTTTCCTGCAGATGTAAAACCCGACACAAGATCGGTTCCTGTATTTACAACCATTGCAGTCGCAGCAGAGTCTATTTGTACATAACCTATAGAATCAGCGAAAGTAGCTCCTGTTAAAGTTGGATTTAAAATTAATTTCCAAACAATATCATCAGCAGTTTGTCCATAAATTGGAGCCTTTAATATTTCGACAACAGATGCAATATTGGTAGGATTAAGTCTTACCGATATGACAGGAGTAAATGTTGGCATGGCAGATATTGTTTTAACTGTAGGTCGCACATAAGTTCTGCTAAGCCCTTCTGAATCAGTGTCATTGCCAAAATTTTTCATAGCAACACATACAACAGACATTGTTGTTGCCGATGCCGTTGCTGCAGTATTTGTATTTTCTAACCTAATAGGAAGGTTAGCCGTTTTCATATAAGCAGTTGTTAATACGTTTGCCGAGTTGTATTGATGAAAAAATTGAATAGAACCATTGATATAAACACCAAACTTAACTGCAGCAACACCTTGCCATCCATACTCAATTACAAATAATTGGTGCTTAGAAACATCTAGAGTAAGTCCACTCGCACCTGTTCCGTCAAGCTTATCAATATTCCAATCAGCTTGCGCTATCTCTGTATTAACAACTGCACCAGATGTGTTTGATCTAATAACGACCTTTACAACATCAGAGCATTCAAAATATAAACCATTGTTTGTATCAAACTGCCCGATTCGTCTTCTGCAGTTTGCCTTTAATCCTCCAAAGTTTCCAGATATTTGAATAAGAACACTTCGAGATGGATTGTATTTAATTCTTCTTTTTGTTTGAACAACGACAGAAGAACCATTCGCTGTTGTTGTGGTTAGATTTATAGTGTTTGTTGTAGAACTCCATGTGTTTGTTCCACCTGATGCGACAACCTCATCCCATGTTAAAGGTTGTTTGTCGTAGTTAAACACAGATTCAAAAACACTCGTTGAACTATCTGATTTTAAAACTCCAAATGGAGTTATGTAATTTGAGTTAAATGTTGAATTAACTTTTAATGAGTCACCGACATTGCCAATTTTGGTTCCGTCAGTATTGCCTTTAAGTTTAACCCATCCTTGCACTACTTTTAAAACTGAATCAATCATGTAATCACCATCGACGACGAAACGTAATCATCTGAAGAATATGTATGCGTCCAAGTATAAGTTTTTAAAATTGTTGTTCCATCAGATGCGTATATTTTTAAAACTTCTTGAGTTAAATTATCACCTGTATAAGTAAGATCATTTCTAGCTGTTCGATTGGCAGTAATGAATGTAGCCGAATTATAATATGTAATATATGAAGCTACATCACCTGAATATGTTACTTCTTGCCAAACATTCGATTCAACATCTGATGTAAGATTAGCTAATGCCCAAGCCTTAGTTACAAGATCTTGCGGATCAATAGGATCGAGCGAGTTTTTAACACGCCCGACATCCTCTAAACTTACGTCAGAGTTAATTTTTTGCATTAAGCCCCAGTACCAGTTAATTCAACAACAACACCTGTTAATGACTTTTTAGAAGTCAAAGTGCGCTGATTAGCTCCACCTAGTTTTTGAATATCTACAACAATTAAATCACCTGCAGAGTTATAAACTTGTACCGAGTGAATATTTGCAATCGTTGCGGCATTCACATTTAGCGGAGTGTTGGCAACTAATGAAACAGTTTGCTTCTCAGCTTTTACATTCCCGATATTGGCATCATTCAAGTTTGTTTGAATACCAACCCAGTTAGCTGCTGTACCTGCACCACCAACGTATTGAAGTTTATCACCGATTGATAAAACATCGTCACCTTGGATTCCTGCGATTGTACCAGCAACACCAATGATCCAATAGTCACCAGCAACGATTTGAGTAAGATCGCCAGCAATTTTATTTGCAGCAGTTGGTAATAAACCAGCAGAAGCGTCAAAAGAACCTTGGATTCTTTCAAGTTTGTTGATCTCTGCAGTTACCCATGCTCGATCTGCAATTACTTTTACAGATACACCATCAAAGTATTTTAATAAATTATCAGTTGTGTTGTACCAAAACTGTCCTTCTGCAGGAGATACTGGATCTGATGTCAGAGTATCTGCTACTGCATTTTTTAGCTGGTTTAAGTCTAAATCTATATCTACATGAAACTTTTGTGCCATTAGTTAGCTCCTATTATTCTTATTGTATATGTTTGCGCTGATGCGCTTTTAATTTCTAAAATATTTGATGATGAAATTCTCCAGTCGACGAAAACTCTAAAACTATTTGTTGAGTCATAAACTTCAACATTAAATATATTTAAAAGTCCTGTTGTTGGAGCTAATTGCCATGTGTTTTCTTGGCCTGATAAAATTGTAAATGCTAGTGTTTGAGTGGTTAAATTTGTGGCTCCACCGCCACCACCTAAAGAAACTGCTGATCCACCAATATAAACTTCAACGGCTGTTTTGTTTGCTCTCGTTGGAGATTCAACAAAAGAATCTTGCGCTCTTTCGCCTGTTGATTGTCTAATTGGCCCAGTCATTATTTAGCCTTTTTAGGTTTGATTTTTGAAAATGGATCTATTTCCTCGTAAAACCAAGCAAACCAGAATCCTGATTTGTCTTGTTGAATATCAAAATATTTAACTTCTGATTTCATTCGAACATTATTAAAAAACATCTCCTCCCGAAGTAACTCGGGAGAAGGTGCCTTTAAGAAATTAGGAACCATAGAAATTTTAGTTTCTGTTCCTAACGTCATTTATTAACCGATTTCTGCGATTAATGGAGACGCTGTAGAAACTAAGTCAACGCCAGCAGAGTCTTTACCTTGACCTAATTGTAAAGCCTTGAAACCAAACAATTGATCAATTGCTGCCAACAT